AAGAAGAAGGAAGAGGCCAAGGCCAAGGACGACAAGGAGGAGCCCAAGAACAAGGAGGCTCATCTTCGGCCCGGTCAAGCCTTCCTCGCAGCCCTCAAGTCAGGGAACGGCGAGGGGGTGGAGCAAGCCCTCGCACAAATGCTGTCCCAGGCTGTTCAGCAGATGGGTCAGCAACAGCAGCAAGCACCCATGGCCCAGCAGCAGCAGGCGCCCATGGCTCAACAGCAAGTACCCCAGATGGCCCAGCAGCAGGTGCCTCAGATGGCCCAGCAGGACCAGCAGCAAATGGCCCAACAGCAGCAGATGGGTCAGCAACAGCAGGCGCCGCTGGCTCAGCAGCAACAGCAGCAGGCGCCCATGGCCCAGCAGCAAGAGATGGCTGACGACCAACTCCTCGACCAGATGCTCCAAGATGACCTTGGGCAGCCCCAGATGATGGGGACGGCTCCGATGGGCTACGGAGTTGCCGGTCAGCAGCCGATGGGTCTCGCCCTCGCTACCGATCAGGAGATCCAACTCGACCCCAACACGATGGACGTCGGTGAGATCCAGCTCGGCGATGCCGATCAGGTGCTCAACACGCTCTTCGCCTCGAACGCCGAGTACCAGAACGCGGCTGAAGCCCACGCTCTTCAGAACGGTGGAGCACGCCCCCAGGTCATGGCTTCTCAGCCAATGACTCGTACGGCGGCCACTCGAACCGTTGGGACACGGCCTACGGCTGGCGTTTCGCAGATCGGCGGTGCCGGTGCACCTCAAGCACCCACTGGCAACGAGATCAACACACTCTCTGGTCTCTGGGCATCGGCGCCGGACGTTTCCAACGTCTTCCGCTGACCCCCAGGCCCCGGACCCTAAATGTAGATGAAGAACCCAGTCAACCCCAGCAACGCCTAGCAGGAGAACAGAAACATGCCTATGCAGCAGGGCCAGGGCTCGGGTGACTTCCGGGAGACCAGCGGGAGAGTTCAGCTCTTCCATGTCACGACTCGCAACTCCATGGGACTTGCGACTCCTGACGCCTTCACGCAGGCCAATCCCCCGATCGTCACCGCCACAGCCAACAAGAGCACCACACTCGCCTCCGTCACGAAGGTGGGTGTCCTTGGCGCAACGATCGCCTTCACGCGACCGGACATCGGGAACGGCTACCACGGTGGTCCGGTACTGATTGCCGCCGCCTACTCGGTGACGCTTCAACCACTCGGTGTGTTCATCAACGATGCCATCGGCAATGCGTTCGAGAACACCCCCGGTCCCGCCTCGGGGAAGGCTCCGTACGTCTGCGGATCCGGTACCTGCATCGGCGTCTCGCTTTGGGAGACCCAGCACCTGAAGACCGGTTCTGCGGCCATCACCTATGCGGCGGGCAACAAGCTCTACGCTTCGGCGAACGGTCTGTTCACCAACGTCCTGGAGGACTCCTACGAGAACCAGGCGTCTGGAGCACCAGCTCCGGTGGTCGTCGGCATCGTCAAGATCGCTCCGGATGCCAACAACTCTCTCATGGTCATCGACCTGAGGATCTGAGCAACCCCCAAAGGCCGCCAGAAGCCAAGAAAAGGATTCAAGGTCATGCCCAACCAGGTCAGCAACGACGTCAAGCAGCAGATCATCAGCGAGTACATCAAGACCGCTGCTGGTCGTGCAAAGCTCGCTGCCTCGATGATTCAACCTCTGCGTCTCCGCCGCGACTACACCGCGGTGGGCCGCAAGACGTTCCTCGTCGAGCAGCTTCCGGATGGGGCCCTGCCCATCTACGACAAGGACCCCGAGGTCACCGCCTTCGTGGTTGGTGAGGAAGGCGAGAACATCCTCGCAATCCAGAAGCCTCGTCGCGTCATCTTCCCGCTGTTCGAGATCGCCTCGAACCCGGAGATCCCGCTCACCCAGATCAAGGAGCGCCGCTTCGACCTCATCGAGCGGTCCCAGGATCTGGCGAAGGCCCAAATCCAGGCGGCCGAGGACGAGCGCGTCTTCGCCGTTCTCGACTCGATCGCCGTTTCGGGCTTCGACACCCTCCCGGGGCAGACGAACCCCGACGTGGCTGTCGTGGCTCCCATCTCGCCAAGCGTCCTCGCGGATGCCTTTGCCGAGGTCGAACGTCACGACCTTCGTGTCGCCCGCATCTACATGAATGCGGTCGACTACGCCGACGTCAGGAAGTTCGGTCGCGACATCCTCGACATCGAGTCCCAGGCAACGCTCCTCAAGACTGGCCTCCAGGCCACACTGTGGGGCGCCCAGATCATCACGAGCCGCCTGGTTCCAGCCGGCTTCGTGTACGTCTGTGCCGAGCCCGAGAACTTCGGCCGCTTCCCCGTTCGCACGGAACTCACTGTGCTTTCGGCGGACGATCCGAAGGCTCGCACCATCGGCTTCTCGTGTTTCGAGAACGTCGGTATCGGTGCCTTCAACCCGCGTGGCCTCACCCGCCTCGTGGTGACGCGTTTCTGAGCAAGAACGCCTAGAAATAGGCTGAATGCAAGCAGCCGTCCTGGGAAACCGGGGCGGCTGTTCTGCTTTTGTACAACAGTGAATCAATACGCCAAGGCCATGCCTATTCTAGACACGACGTGTCAATTTTCCTCTTGTAGGCATTGCTGGGGCATGAAACTGAACCTCATTTCTCTCACCATCCTCGCCTCGATTCTCCTCACTGGTTGCACGAAGTCGGGCCTCGCCAAGATCGTCGATGCTTCCGGAGCAATCTGTGAGGTTGTACTTCAAGAGAAGGCTCCAGACGCGGCGCCCTTCTGCGCCACGGCCGAAGAGATCGCCAAGGCGATCATCGAGATCACGAACCTTCCCGCCGCCAAGGCCGGAAGCCCGGTCCCCGTCACTCAAGCCGGCCTCAAGGCGAAGGTCCTCGAGATGCGGAAGGCCTCTGCGAAGAAGTGAACTCTACCTGGTAACCCCGTTCTAGGTGGTGTAGGCGAGGGGCCGATGCTCATTCAAGCAACGGCCCCTCGTCCCATTTTTGACCACTCAAAGCATCCGCAGTACCTTCATATCCATACGCTCAGGAAGTTCGGCGTGTCGCGTGGTGAGGTCTTCTTCATCGCCACGGTGGATCCGGAGCACGGAACGCGGGGCAGCAAGAGCCTCGATCCAGTGAACGAGTATCCTATTGAGGGTACCGATGGGTTCGAGGCCCTGGAGTACATCGTTCCGTTCTGGGAGCTGTTCAAACGAACGGGCTCGATGGCGAAGACGAGGTACAACGGACAGTCCGCCATGGAACAGGGGATTGCGGTCGGCAGTGTGAAGCTCGCTCGCTATTGCACGAACGGTTTTTCGGTCACTATCAAGTCTGGTTTTCGTTCAGATCGGGCGAACTACGAAGAGCATACTCTGGCTCTCACCATTCTGACGCCGGTTACGGGAGGTGGAATTCTACGGCTCGCAAACTGCCCTTACGACATTGCGAACCCAACGTTTGATCCGTGGGCAGCAGACCCTCACCCGGCAAATAACCTCGAGCTACAGGCCGCCTTCAATCGGACTCACAAGTTGGGGAACCCTAGCATCGAGGCCAAACGCCTGGCTCGCATTGCTGAGGCGGAAAACCTGATGGAAGAGCGTCGGATCCAGGACCACGAATCGGGCTGGCCGGACAAGCACAAGAGGAAGCTCCTGCCGTCAGGAGGGAAAGGGTGATGGATTCTTCCTGGAAGGAGCATCTCGGGGATGAGGTGAAGAAGGTCTACTTCGTCGAGTTGGCCGAGTTCCTTCGGAAGGAGCGCGAAACCCACACGGTCTTCCCACCTAGGGACCAGGTATTCGCCGCCTTCAGGGCGACCCCTTTCAATAAGGCCAAAGTTCTCATCCTCGGTCAGGATCCCTATCACAACGCTGGCCAGGCCCACGGCCTGAGCTTCTCGGTCCCGTTTGGGGTGAAACCTCCTCCGAGCCTCGTCAACATCTTCAAAGAGTTGTCCGAGGACGTGGGTTTCCAGAAGCCGAAAGACGGCTACCTACTGCCTTGGGCTGAGCAAGGGGTCCTTCTCCTGAACGCTACCCTTACGGTCCGGGCGCATGAACCCGGGTCGCACCAGGGCAGAGGCTGGGAGACGTTCACAGATCGGGTCATCCAGTTTCTCAGCCGGCGCCATGAGGAGGATGGGCAGCACCCAGTTGTGTTCATCCTCTGGGGCAAGTAC